TAGTATTATGACTTAAAATTCCATTACTGTAAAACCTGTGATTATTAGAGTTTACTCCCAAATCATACATATTCACTAAGTGATGCGTGTTTATGACATGCTCGACTATTTGTGGCCCACTCTGTGTTTGGATACAGTCGCCAGATTTCAAACTGCATACGAAAATCTCTTGAAAATTTTCATCAAATAAAATATGGTTATCTGCACAGCGTAATACAGTGCCATCTACCAGCATCATTTCCCATATTTCATATTCTTCTGTTTGCTTTATATCGGATATAGGTTCATACCCAGTGTCGGTCATGACTTCCCAACCGTCATCACTTATATCCACTACATCAGTGAATTTACGAGTTATGTTGTCAGAAAGGTTATACATTCTTCGCAGCATTTTTACAGATAGATGAGCAATATACCTGCCTGTTCGACGAAGGGGGTAAACTCCACGCTGCAATGCTTACATTTTTTTTGTAGCACGAGATATCGGGGATATCTGTTCCATCTCGTTTAGCTTGCTGATATTCGTAAAATTTTCCAATTGGGATTTCATATTCTTCACCTTGCTTGTTTCGAATATTTATCCTAGATGAGTCACCTTCCAAACACTTTCCTAATTGTCTAGAAAGTAGGTTAATAGAAAATCGGTAATCGTTGTAGGACTTTACCAGGTTTCGTTGATAATCGTATGGCTCATATAATAGTTTACCTTTGACGGGATGCTGAATATAAAAGTATTTTTCTAGAAAATACGATGGTCCGGTTACTGGATCAGCACATTGCAAAAACTCAGCCATTTGCTCCTGAGAATAATACTCAGGTTTGTGTGCTGATTTTATTAGGACGCCATCTAAAGATTTTGCCATTTTAGTTAGTAGGTAACCACAGGTGAGAAAGGATTTTTGTAACTGTCATACCCATCATCTTCAGGGTATACAGGGTAGTCATCGGGGTTGTCGCCAGGTTCAAGAAACATGTTTTTAATACCCGCTTAGTTTCCGCAAATCGTAAAGGGCGCGATCGTCTTCATCTGTGTCATCGTCGCCCTCATTCTCTTCATCAGCGTAATCGTTGTAGGCTACATTTGACGCATGAAAACTGTGTTTGCCATGATTGTAGAGCTTTACGATAACGAAATGTTTATCTCTTCCAAAATCATCTACATCACCAGTCTTACCAGAGAACTCAACATTACCAGTGATGATGACTGGATCACCAACGCTTAACTCTCTGTTACCAAATTCACTTTCAGCAGGGTCTGGGTAGCCATTAGATTCAGCACCAGACACTGGGCTAATGGAATCATTGGGCCCAGCACCAAGTTCAGTAAGAAACGACTCTGGCAAATATTCTTTGAATGTTTTCATTATTTTTTAATGCTTGATAGCATCCCCTTGTATTGACGCATTAGGCTACGAGTTTCTGCCATTGGGTTGTTGCCCGGGCTAGTCATCTTGTAAGAACGACCCTGCCCGTCTTTGTCACCGCGAGCACTACCGTAACCTGGAAGCAAGGTTTCGTCAGGTTCGTTTGCGTATTCTTCTTCTACCTCAACTTCAGGAGCAGCAGCATCAGCAGCTAACTCTGGGACAACTTCTAACTCAGGTTCAGCAGACATCATGTCCATCATGCCACGCATTGATGGTTCTTGATTTATGTCATCAACACTGGTGGCATCATCACTAAAGTCATCTACACTAACATCAGGACTCACCTCTGTAGCAGTTTCATCACCAGGCAATCCGCTCAACTTACGCAACACTGCCAACACATCGTCTGTGCCAGAAACATTGAGATTCATATTTGCGTCTTCGTTTAACATATTGCCCTTATTGATTTTGCTATCGCCCATATAGCGTCCTTGGCCGTAGCCGCGGGTGTCACCAAAGCTACCATTATTAGTTGTGTCTGGACCTGGAGCAACTGGTGGCCTTGCCGCTGCGTCTGCCGCACGCTTGGCGTCTAACTCTGCGCGTTCTTGACGCTTTTGATCGGGTGTTACCACCCTAGCATGAAATCTTTGAGAGCCATCTTTATTTTTCATGTTATTAGCCATTGCCGCAAAATCGTCTGCCAAGCCTTCACCTAAATCTGAGTTAAAGGAGATATGAATTTCTTCACCATCTATGCCAGAAATACTTGGAGCCCCATTAATGCCACTATCTGCTTTTAACGCATTAACAATAGCTATAGCTGTTGATTTACCAATTACTGTCAACTCGCCATTTTCAAAGAAGAAGTCTAACCCTTCGTCATATCCCAAACTAGACAACTTATGAGTAACGGCTTGCTCTTGATCATCCATTAGCATGCTCTCGTCCACTCCTCTATTGCGGTCTGGGTTACCCATTTCACCTTGACGCATCGTATAATCAGTAAAATCATCATCTTCATCATCTTCTTCATCTTCTTCATGCTTTCCCATCTCGTAGCCATCATTCTTAAAATTACCATCGCTATAGTCATTGTCAAAATTGTCACCAACGCTCTCAAGAGGCATTACATCACCACCCATGCCTTCCATTGGAGGGGCATAGTCTTCGTGGCTTGATAACTCTCTGGCTGAGTCTATATACCCGTCATCATCGTCATCATCTAATCCAATATCTTTTTCTAGTCTATTAGCGACCCATTGAACTGGGTCACCAGTGCGGGCCTTGGCTACACCGTAAGGCATTTCACCAGAATTCAAATAATGGTCGAACAACTCTTGATACATTTCGTTGTCATCTAACTCGCCAAACTCACGGAACTGTCTTGCTTCGTAAGGATATTTTTTAAGTATACCTTCAATGTCAGAGTTTACACCAGAGCCTTCAGTCAACCCAGTGTCGTAAGATATATCACGATCTAGTTGCTGCGATACCCACTCATATGGATCACCATCACGAGCTTTCATCGTGCCATACGGCATTTCACCAGTGCTGCTATAGTGGTCGTATAATGCGTCATACAATGCGTCACCTAAATCACCACCATCTTTGAAAACTTTCACTTCATGTGGAAACCGCTTCAACACTCTTGCTAGACCTGAATCAGACACATTGAACTCCGCGCCCTCTGCTATTACTTTAAATGCGCGGCGTGATTTACTTTCGTTTGTTTTCTTAGTGTTTGCCCCCACCTTATTTTTGCTCAGCTCCATGATCTTTTTCTCAGATATAGGGGTTCCATCTTCCTTAATCATGCTATACTGTTCTGGGTTAGGCATTTTTGCTCGTGCGCGTTGAGCATCTTGAAAGTTAGTATATGCTTGCCCAACTTTTTTGTTTGAACCCTTCATCACAATATACACTTTACGCTGTGCTTGACTATTTTGTAGTGACGGTTGATGACGCTGTGCTGGTGCTGCGAAATCTTGATTCGCAAACTCGCGTTCTGCTGCATGGCCCATCGCTGCTGCTGATACTTCATCAACTTGATTACTACTTTTATTTTGCGTATCAATCTCATAGTATGCAGGTGGAAGTGGTGCAAGTTTGACACGAACACTTGCATATACTCCTGCACCAACGTGATATTTTACATCAACTAAACTTGGATCTATACCATTTTGTGTTACTTTATCAATGAATTGATCACGCCTATCCTTCATTATTTGCCTATCTTCCGGTTTAATTGTTGATAGCGGCACATGTCTATAAATATCGACCAAGCCTCTAATAGGGATACTGATACGGTAGACCGTCCCTCCATTAATACGCGCTGTACTATATGGGGGTCCAAAGAACTCTGTTGCGATCGCTTTAACTTTTAATGCTGTTGGATCAGTGACTTTCCTGAAATCTTCATCAACTTGATTACTACTTTTCTGACTTTCATTCAGTGATTTTTTACCAGTGGTGCTAGTTATAGGGGCTGATTGCGACTGTTCAGTAGAATCTTTAGCAGCAATATTTGACAGTTTGTTTAATATTTTTCTCATTTTATTTTATGCCTTTCTTAGCCACTGGGCCGTTGTTATTTTGTGCGAGATCGTTCGTCGTCTTTGGAGCAGGTTCTTTTTTCTTGCTGGCAAATTCCATCTTCTGCGATTCAAGTTCTTTCAACATGCTATCCAAGCGTTTTTGCCCAACTTGTGGTTGCCCATCTACACCCTTTTCTAAATCTTTAGTTAGGATGTCGCCCTTTGCTTTACCCATCTCTTCATCAAGATCTCTCATGATTTCTTCTGGACTGTTTTTAGGAGTAACCACAACGCATGCCAATGGGAATCTACCTTGCTCACCTATTACTTGTCTAACTTGAGCATCCGTACAAGGCAGTTTAAGAGTTGCCGTAAACAAGTATACATCTAACTCAGGGTGGGCAGGGAAATCTAACGAATGGTCAGATGGTGGCAAGTGTTTTGGGTTGCTTAGGCTGTCTAAGTCGTATGCTTTCAATGCGTGTTCTAAGCGATCGTGAGCATCGTCATCAAAGTCTTGGCAGGCGATCTTAATCTTAAACTCGTAAGACTTAGCTTCTGCTGCTTCTATTAGAAAATGTGTAAAGGTTTTCATGAATGTGTCCAATTCTATAGTTATTTATCCATTTTGCTGAGCTTTTGCGGCGTTTGCTAATATGGTCTGTAGTAGAGCGTTCCTGTCTATTACGGTGCCCTTGCCCTCTATGGTGTCGTCATTTTGTGGCGTAGTAGCTGATGCTTTAAGGCGGTCAACTTGATCTAGTCTAGCCTTCTTGAGCTGTAAGTCAACCATTTTGAGCTTCTTGTCCATCTTTGCCATTTTGGCCGTCAGTGCATGTCCAAGCATCGAGCTTGCTGACTGAAAAATCACGCCGCTCACTCTTGGGTCCACATTCATCCCGTAGTCCATGAGGTTAGTAAAGTTTTCAGTCGCAAGTTTCGCCAACTCATCCATTTCTTGGTCTGACGCAGTTAAATCAGTGACCGTTGGTAAGGCAGCATCTATTTTATCAGTCGCGGCATCTATTTTTTCAATGATATCTTGCTGTTCAGCTACTACCTCCAACTCTTTTTTAGTCTCTGCATCTGCTTGATCAATGGATTTTGCTGACGGTAAGTTAAACAAATCCTCTAGTTTTTTGCTCATGTGGTTCCTCGAATCTCGTATTTATTTTTTTCCGCCAGCCCATAAATCCTTCTCACTTACAACGCGAAAGGTAAGGCCAGTGTTAGCACAAAATGCTCTCGCTGCTGTCCATTTTGCAATGTTGAGTGCTACTGCTAGTTTGTCCCGTTGAGACCTTGCTGCTTCCAGAGTAGATTGAGCAGATGGTTTGATCTCAATCAACTCAGCATGTGACACCCCGTTAGCGTCAAGGTAAACCATAAAAATATCAGGCACATAAGTCGTATTCCTACCAGTAAGCGGATTCCTGTATGGAATCCGAATGCTCTCTGACGCCCACTGTGTTATGCTAGGGTGATTATCGCAAAAATTAAAAAATGCGAGCTCCCAAGAACTTCTATACGACGGAGTATGATTTCCTACATATTTTTCTGGGTGTTTGGGTATATATTTCCCTTGGGCATATTTTGACATATTATGGCAAAAGGGTGCGAGTAATATACTTATTAGTTGGGGCAATGTTTACTAGCCCTACTAGGCTAGTCCCGACGCGGTTTAAGTTTAAAAACATCGTCAAATAACTTGTGAGTTGATTATCAGTTAACCCTGCAAACTTGCCTATTACATCCATAATATCAAGACCTTGAGATTTTGCAGTATAAATCATCGCTCCCGCTAATGCTGATGCACTTGCTTTATTACCAGTTATTTTTTCAAAATAGCTAACCACCACCTCATTTTCATTTTGTGAAAGTTCGTATCTTTCATTGTAAAAGTTGTTAAAATAATCTGTCGTGCTGTCAGTTATTTTTTTATTACTTAGATTTGATGGTTGCATTTAAATAGCCTTATTATGGATGTGTATCAGAACCTTGGCCTGGCTCTACGTTGACATTAGATGCAGTGTTGTCGCGAGGTTTTCCAGAAAATAAATCGTTAAACTGTTTACTGGAGGTCACTTTACTCAGTATGTTAGCAGGTAGAGTGGATTTAATATTAGAAATCGCTTGATTAATACTAGTGCTGCCAGTCAATCTTGGAGTTATTAACCCGCCACTTACTGTAGTAAGTATATTTCCACCAACTTTATTTAATTCGGCAATAACTGGCAACTTGATAGACCCCCATGGGTTGGACGAGTTTGTTAATACTGCTTTTAATCCAGTTGTTGCTACCTTTTTAAGCATAGAATTTAAATTTAAGCCAAAGGGGCTGGGCGCATCAGCCGAACTCCCAGGCATTTTCCCATCATTAGTTACGTTATTACCAAAAATACCATTCGCTGGTTTTGGTCTAATATCATTTACTTGAGCAGCGTAATTTTCTGTAATAGACGGGCTATCTTCATCATCATAATGTAATTCTGCAAATCCATATATTAGATTTGATAGCGATCCAGATTTATAAAACACAGTTTCATATTCTACATTCATAGTATGCTGCATTACATCACCACCAGATGCAGCATTGTGCTCACCATGTTGAAAACTTTTTATTATTGGATTAACTAAGGTGTATTCACTGAAATTTTTGTCGTGTAAACTGTATATTCTAATAGCTTTTAAATACGGTGCTTTATTGCGAGCAGCATACCCCCATCCATTGACCCCTCTAACATTATTGATCTCTTCGTGAACTCTGCTCATTTGAGATAAATCATCGCTGCTGCCATGATCACTAGTGCGATAATAATATTGATAGTAATCGTTCCAAAAATCTCTTACTCTGTCAGCACTATCATCGTGAAACTGTATTGTAACTGGATCGTAGTTAATCTTAGTTTGAATAATGTGTGGACGATTGTATGCATTTAGAGTTTTAGTATCAATGGAAAATTTTGGTAGCCCAACTTGCTTGACCATCATTCCTAACTCGACTTGCTGACTACCTTTGCCCTCTGCCAGATCAAAAAATACATGATACAGAAAGGTATATTTTGGAGCTAACTCATAATGGTTGGCAACAAATAACTTTGAGGCATGTTTCCAGTCTTTAAATTGTGTACTCATAATAGTATTTATGCCAAAGAAATAGGGCCAATTTTTTGGCCCTATTTCATCTCACCTTAGAGACTTAACGGTGTTGTTAGTTTGAGGATACGCCTTGCGTTCTTCCTACATCAATACCGACACCACTACCTTGTGGTTTCTGTAAAGCGTTATCCATCATAATGTTAAGCGTAATTTCAACTGGATCATTTGACGCATAATCCATATCGCCGTATTCAACGCCAGACAACAAGCAACCATACATTTCCCAAGTCTCTAATACTGCTGGTTCATGTGATCCATTACCGCCATCAAGCATTTCAAGTCGAGTAATAAACTTATAGTCAATACCTGAAGCAGCACTGGATTGTTCCATAAAGTCAAATTGTTTCTGCAACTGTTCAGCGACTAACTTGCTTACATTACCTACTGCATCATCACGAAGTACGCAAGAAACTGGTTCCCATTTTGGTTTACCAGTTAAATTAATTTTACTGTTATACACATCAATCGTAATCGTTTCAAAGGTTGGGTTTGGACGTTTAAAAGTCTTGACTTGCTTTGTAAGTTCAACAAGTTCAGAACTTACACCGAAACCTTCAAAAGTGACGCGATAGCGAAACTTTAGTTTCGGCATCAACATACCTTGGGTGGATGCACTTTGGTTAGTTGCCAAAGGTACGGTAAATTTGGTTAGCGATGAAATAGACATATCTTTACTCCTGTAAGTGCCGTATGACACTATATAAAGATATTTATAGTTTTTCACCAAATTTACTCGTATTTAGCATACGGCATTATATGGGTAGTTAATAAATTGGACTAATGCGTAAATACTTTATACTGGTTCAATATATATATGACTAAATTTTAATTACCATAAATAACTATACAATTTTAATATAATTTATATAGTAAACTTAAAACATTAAATAAACTATATAATCCAATATAATTTATGACTCAATTAGTTCTTAAAGCATTCAAATACCGAATTTATCCCACTAAGGAGCAGTCTAGTTTTCTAGACCGTAACTTT